GGCGAGGCAGAAGATCTACGGTGACGACGAGGAGACTAAGGTCGTCTGCGACCTAGTCCTGCGCGCTGCTTCAGCTCCGGCGATGACCACGGTCACCGGCTGGGCGGCGGAGCTCGTCCAGCAGAAGTACACGGACCTGATGCCGCTCCTCATGCCGGCGGCGATCTTAACTCGCCTCTCGACGAGGGGCATGTCGCTGAGCTTCGGCGCGACGGGGAGGATCATCATCCCGACCCGCAGTCGCACCCCGACGATCGCAGGGTCGTTCGTGGGTGAGGGCGCGGCTATCCCCGTCCGGCAAGGAGCGTTCAGCTCGCAGACTCTGACGCCCAAGAAGATGGCCGTCATCAGCACCTGGACGAGGGAGATGAGCGACCACTCGACTCCCGCGATCGAGGGGCTGATTCGGGAGGCCATCCAGCAGGACACGTCGGTGGCCGTCGACACCGTGCTCATCGACGCGAACCCGGCGACGGCGATCCGGCCTCCAGGCCTGCTCAACGGCGTCACCGTGATCACGGCGACGGCGGGCGGCGGCATCGCGGCCCTGATCGGCGACCTCACGGCCCTGCTCGGCGCTCTGACCACGAACACCTACGGCAACTTGCGCATGCCGGTGTTCCTGGTGAATCCCACTGACATGCTGCGGGCGTCGCTGCTGCAGGCTGCGAACACGGGCATCTTCCCGTTCCAGACGCAGATCGCGGCTGGCACCCTGAACGGTGTCCCGTTGATCGACTCGTCGACGGTGCCGGCGAAGACGATGATCCTCGTCGACGCGGCTGACTTCGTCGTGGTTGGCGGCGAGGCTCCGCGCATGGAGATCAGCGACCAGGCTACTCTGCACATGGAGGACACCGCGCCGCTGGATCTAGTCGGCACGGGCTCTCCGGGCACGGTCGCCTCACCTCAGCGCTCACTGTTCCAGACCGACAGCTTGGCCCTCCGCATGGTGCTGCCGCTCAACTGGGTGCAGCGCCGCACGGGGACCGTCGCCTGGACGCAGAACGTCACGTGGTGATCTGAGCTTCGTCCGCGAGGACGGAGTGGTGGAACGGTGGCTCGCGCAAGCGTGCCCGCCCCTGACTTCGCCCGGTGGAACAGTAACCGGGCACTATTTCAGCAGAGGAGAGACCAAGATGGCAGGTAAACCTACACCCACTCAAGCCGAGAACGATCGCGCTGCGATGGGTGAGCATGTCCTCGAGCACGAGGACGACGGCAGCGGGCCAGACCCGTACGCCGAGGCGAACGCAGAGGCTCAGGCGAAGGCTTCAGGCAAGCACGTCGAGGCTAAGAAGCCCGCCGCGGCGCATGCTTACCAGACGCGGCAGTCTAAGCCTTTAACTTAAACAGAGTCCCATGAATGGGAACGCGCGCAGTTGTAGGTCGCGGCCTGCGATTGTTGCTCCGCGCCGTCGAGGGTGCCTACCGCCCTGGGCCTTACATGCTGGCCTACTCGGGCGGCTGGCTCCCCGACGGCACGTCGACGAACTTCTGGCAACTCGGCCAGAACGTCCAGCCGTGGTCGACGCAGAGCGCGATGGTCGAGGCTTGCGTCGGGGCGTACTCGCAGACGATCGCCATGTGCCCCGGAGACCACTGGAGGCTGAACGACAAGAGCGGCAGGGACCGCGTGACGACCTCGTCTCTCTCGCGCCTCCTGCGGAGCCCGAACGAGTACCAGACGATGTCGGACTTCCTGCTCAACGCGGTCCGGATGCTCTACCTCGAGGGAAACTGCTACGCGCTGGCTCTGCGAAACGACCGGTTCGAGATCGACGAGCTCCACTTGATGGACTCAATGCTGTCGTTCCCGCAGCTCGCCTACAACGGGGAGGTCTTCTACCGGTTAGCCGGTAACTCGATCATCGAGCGGCAGGTCGAGGGGCCGATCGTCGTGCCGCAGAGGGACGTGCTCCACGTTCGGCTGCACGTCGACCGATCGAGGCGGTACCCGTTCCCCCTGTGGGGGGTGTCGCCGCTGCTCGCTGCCCTCTCTGACCTCGGCATCAGCAGCGCGATCAGCAGCCAGCAGCTCCAGTACTACCAGAACCAGGCGAGGCCGTCCGCCGTCCTGCAGACTGACATGGTCCTCGACAAGAACGAGGTGCAGTCGCTCCGGGAGCGGTGGGACGAGCAGACGAAGGGCATCCACCAGGGCAAGTCACCGATCCTGACCGCTGGCCTGAAGGTCCAGCCGTGGGCCACCCCGGCGAGGGACGCGCAGCTCGCCGAGATTCTGAAGATCAGCGACGAGAAGATCGCGCTCGTCTTTCGCATCCCGCTGCAGATCCTCGGCTACGGCGCCGAGGGTGGGCCGAAGGCCTCGACCGAGGCGCTGATGCAGTTCTGGATCTCGACCGGCCTCGGGTTCGCGCTGAACCACATCGAGGAGTCGTTTGGTCGCCTGTTCGACCTGTGGGGGCAGCCTGACGAGTACGTCGAGTTCGACACCTCCGCGCTGCTCCGCTCGACCTTCAAGGATCGGCTGGAAGCGCTTCTGACTGGTGTTCGCGGCGGCGTCTACTCGCCGAACGAGGCTCGCGAGAAGGAGGGCCTCGACGCAGTCGAGTACGGTGACGAGCCACGAGTGCAGCAGCAGGTCGTCCCGCTGAGTGCGGCTCAGCACATAGTTACTCCTGGGAAAGGTGGCGGAGGTTCTCCGATGCCGCCGGCACCCCCAGCACCACCACCGGCTCCGCCGGCAGCACCGGCAGCAGAGCTGCCAAAGATGGATCATGACGCAGCAAAACGGGCGAGGGCCAGCATCCTCGCAGCCGCCGCCAGGGCCGGACGACACCTTAGTTGAGGTGTGGCACGACCTCCTCGGTGGTATCCTCGCTGAGCAGCGGCAGCAGTGGAGCCGCGAGCGCGCCCTGATGGAGGAGCAGTCCGCGCGGCTGATCGCTGAGCTGCGCGCCGCTCAGGTTGAGAGGTTCAACGTATTCGAGCAGAGGGTCAACGAGAGGCTGGCGCTGGTCAGGGACGGCGCACCTGGTTTACCAGGTCAAGACGGTAAAGCTGGCGAGCGTGGCTTACGAGGTGATCGTGGCGAGCAAGGCCTGCCGGGTGTACCAGGTGTGCCGGGTGTATCGGGCAAGGACGGCGAGCGCGGCGAGCAAGGTTTAAGAGGTGATCAAGGTGAGCGCGGTGAGCGCGGCGAGATTGGACTTCCTGGTGTACCGGGCCCGCCCGGAGCAGACGGTAAACCAGGAGAGCCCGGTGGCCCTGGTCAACCCGGTGAAGTTGGTCCGCTTGGACCGCCCGGCAGCACTGGTTTGGCGGGGCCGCCGGGTGCGCGTGGGCTCCAGGGTGAGCAGGGGGAGCGCGGTGAGAAAGGTGAAGTCGGATTGACCGGTGTCCCGGGTGAACCGGGGCTCAAAGGTGAGAGAGGTGAGAGAGGTGAAGAAGGCAGGAAGGGCGAAAAAGGTGAAGCAGGCGAAGCGGGTTCGCAGGGGCTACCCGGGAGAGCTGGTCTAGATGGCAAGCGTGGTGAGAAGGGCGAAGTTGGTGTGACTGGGGCCAAGGGCGATCAAGGTTTACCTGGCGTCCCGGGTCTACCGGGTGAACGTGGTCCTGTTGGTGAGAGAGGTGAGCGTGGCCCGGAAGGTGCACCTGGCAAGCTTCCGAAGGTGAAGATCTGGAAGCAGGACGAGATCACGTACGAGGGTGGAGTCGTCGCCTATGACGGCTGCACGTTCCAAGCCTTGCGGGACACCGCGATGCCGCCTGGTGGTGACCACTGGATCATGTTAGCCTCTGGTGGTCGGGACGGCAAGTCACTGGCGATCCGTAAGACTTATGACCTGAAGGAGAAGTACATCGCGCTCGACCTCGTGGCCTGTGACGGCGCGTCGTTCGTAGCTCGCCGCGACGATCCTGGCCCGTGCCCTGGCGACGGCTGGCAGATGGTCGCTCGGCAGGGCAGCCGTGGCGTCGCCGGCGAGAGGGGGGAGCAAGGACCGAAGGGTGACCGAGGGCTACCGGGAGCGCCGGCGCCGGTGATCAGCGGATGGAAGATCGACCGCAGAGCCTACTCAGCCGTACCGGTCATGTCTGACGGCAAGGAGGGGCCGGCTCTCGAGCTCCGCAGCTTATTCAAGCAGTTTCAGGACGAGACGACGTGATGGGCCAGGCAGTACGAAACTATCCGCTGAAGGTTGTAGCTGGGCGTGACGTGCCGGTCGCGCGGACGGCGTCTATCGGCGTCCCGACTACAGCGCCGGCGCAGCTCAGCGTTCTGCCCGCCCAGGTTAACCTCGCGACCTACGCTGGCGACGACTTCCAGTTCACCCTGACCGCGACGAATCCCGACAACAGCGCGGTGGACTTCACCGGCGCTACATTCAAGTCACAGGTTCGTCAGAAGCCAGACAGCCCTGATCCCCCTGCGGCGACGTTCACGACCTCGGTCGCCGCGAACGTCGTCACGCTGACGCTGCCTAGGGCTCAGTCTCAGAGCCTCGTGGGAGCTTACGTCTGGGACTGCGAGGTGACGTACGTGAGCGGAGCCGTCCACACCCTCGCCGCCGGCCTGCTGAGTGTGGTCGCGGACGTGAGTCACTAGTATGGCTGACAGGAACATAGAGATCTTGACGCCGGCGACGAACTTCGACCTCATCACCCTCAGCGAGGCGAAGTTGATGACCGGGATGTCCGTTACGGACACGTCGGACGACGCGCAGATGCAGCTGTTCATCGACATCTCGTCAGCCGTGGTCGCGGCCTACTGCAACAACCGCACGTTCGCCAAGGAGCGGGTGCGGGAGGAGTGGCGCGAGCTGAGCAGCTTCCTCCGGATCTTCCCGTCGCACTGGCCGATCAAGGTGGCTGACCTCGAGAGCGTCGAGTCTCCGTCGGGTACGGTGCTTGATCCCTCGACGTACGTGCTCGAGGAGTACTCGGGGAAGATCTCGTGCTACAACGGCTTCACTGAGCCCGTCGTCGTCACGTACACGGGTGGTTACGACTTGCCCAGCGGGGCACCTGAGGCGCTGAAGAGCGCGGTCGCGATGCTGATCTGGCAGGAGAAGCTGCGGGCGACGACTGGAGCCGTCGCTGGCATCAGGATGCTGTCGCACAAGGACTCTCGCGTCATGTTCCACGACCCGACGAAGATATACACGGCGGCGATGGGGGCGGCCAAGACTCCTGTCGAGACGACCCTGATGAAGCTGCTGTCTCACTTCACTAGGTTCGAGGTCTGAGGTGGACATCTCCATCGAGATCGACACGGAGAAGCTCCTGAGGCGGATCGACTCGATGCGGTCCAAGATCTCGCACCTCAAGCGGATCGGCATCGGTCAGGAGATGTCCCTGTGGCAGGTCCAGGACATGCACCGCCACCGACCGTTCACGTTGCGCAGGCGCGCGATGGGCGAGGCGGAGACGAAGGTCAGGCCCCACTCGCTCCTGACGATGCTGAGGTCCCAGGGCATGCTCTTGACTGAGCGGCAGCGGCGCGGCTACGCGAGGGCGGTCCGCAAGCACCTGAAGCACGAGGTCAAGCGCCTCCGGATCAAGTACCGTCAGCCAAGACGGCACGCGTCGATGCGGCCGATCCTCCGAAGCGAGCTCGAGCACCAGCTGTTCTTGCGGGAGGTCGAGGCCATGAACAAGGCGCTGAAGTGGTGACATGGGCGTCGACTTCACCACGATGATCCTGCAGCCGAACTACGACTTCTGGGCGCGTGACATCCAGGTCACGCCCACGACGTCGCAGCCCGGCGCCGGCACGTACGGCGCTCGGGGGATCTTCCGGTCTCAGG